TATTCCCTAAACGGGCTATATATAAATTACGTGCCATCAGGCAGGAGATAAGAAATGGCAGGAACAAGTTATACGAGACAAAGTACTTTTGATGACGGCGATGTAATAACAGCCGCTTTATTTAATAACGAATATAATCAGCTTTTAAACGCTTTTGTTTATGCTTCTTCAGGAACTACGGGCCACCAACACGATGGCGGTACTGGAGAAGGCGGCAACATTGAAATAATAGGCGATCAAGATTTTTTAAATAAACTCGTAGTAGATACTAGCAACAACCGCTGGGGATTTTTTGTTCAAGTAAGTGGCTCAGCCGTTGAACAAATACGAATCCAAGATGGCGCTATAGTCCCTGTTACTGATAGCGATATAGATTTAGGTACTAGCTCTTTAGAGTTTAAAGACGGTTACTTTGACGGAACAATACACGTAGACACGCTTGACGTAGACGCTAACGCTACTATTGCAGGAACGCTAGGCGTAACAGGCATTGCAACTGTAGGTGGACTTACAGTAGGCAGCGCAGCACTTAACGAAGCTGAACTAGAAATATTAGACGGCGCTACCGTAACTACCGCCGAACTTAATATCCTTGATGGCGTTACTAGCACAGCGGCAGAACTTAACATACTTGATGGTGTAACAAGTACCGCAGCGGAACTTAATCTTCTTGACGGTGTTACGGCAACAACAACAGAATTAAATTTAATTGATGGTGTTACATCGACAACCGCTGAACTTAATATCTTAGACGGCGTTACATCTACAGCAGCAGAACTTAATGCCTTAGATGGCATTACAGCAGTTGTTGGAGAGCTTAATGCTTTAGACATAGGCAGCACAGCAATCGGAACTGCCGTAGCTTCTAGAGCAGTAATCTTAGATTCAAACAAAGACTATACCGGGATAAGAAATCTTACTATAGCAGGTGATCTTACTATTAGCGGCGACGATCTAATAATGGGAACTAACACAGCAGGAATGCTTCTCATTGCAGATGGTACTAACTTTAATCCTACAGCCGTGTCTTCATTATCTGAGATTAGTACAGTAGCTAATGACGATGTATTTTTAGCTATAGATACTTCAGGTGGTGGTTTAAAAAGACTAACACGTAGTGCTGTGGTTAGTGGACTTGCATCTTCAAATGCTATTTCAAATGTAGTAGAAGACACAACTCCTCAGTTAGGTGGAAACTTAGACGTTAATGGTAAAGACCTTATTACGCTTTCTAACGCAACCATTGACCTAGCTCCTCACGGGACAGGCACAGTCGTAGTGAGAGGAAACACTAACTCAGGCGCAATAGTACTAAACTGTGAAAGTAACAGCCACGGTCAAAAGATCTTTGGTCAGCCACATTCCGCAGGAGTTACTAACACTTTAATGCTTCCTGCCGGAGCTAACTCAACTTTAGTATCTCTTGTATCAGAAGACACACTCACTAATAAAACATTAACATCCCCTAAAGTTAATGAAGACGTAGCAGTTACCTCAACGGCTACTGAACTTAATCTTCTTGACGGAGTAACGTCTACTACAGCAGAGTTAAATATTTTAGATGGTGTAACGTCAACGGCTGCTGAACTTAATATACTTGATGGTGTAACAAGTACTGCTGCTGAACTTAATATACTTGATGGCGTTACTAGCACAGCAACAGAACTAAACTTACTTGACGGCGTTACTAGCACTACAGCAGAGCTTAATATCCTTGATGGAGTAACTAGCACCTTTACTGAACTTAACTTACTCGATGGAGTTACAAGTACTACAGCAGAACTTAACGCCCTAGACGGAATTACAGCAGTCGTAGGAGAGCTTAACGCTCTTGATATCGGCTCAACAGCAGTAGGAACAGCAGTAGCATCTAAAGCAGTTATTCTAGACTCTAATAAAGACTACACGGGCATACGCAATCTTACTATTTCTGGCGAACTAGATGCAGCTACATTAGATATTAGCGGAGCAATAGACGTTGCAGGTAACTCAGTACTGGCTTCTGTTGACGTAACAGGCGTAGCAACCGCCACAACTTTTGAACCTGATGGCGACACTGCCGCTGGCGACAATGCTGCAATAGGTTACACTGCCGCAGAGGGTTTAATACTTACAGGTCAAGGTAGCACTAATGACGTAACGATTAAAAACGATGCTGACGCCGACGTACTAGAAATTCCTACAGGTACTACTACGGTCACTATGACAGGCGCTCTTAAACCTTTAACCTACCAAGAAACATATGTCTCAATTAGTGCAGCGGCTACAATCACTTGTAACTTAGCAACAGGCACATCTTTTGCTACAACGATGGACGAAAATACTACGTTTGTATTTAGTAATCCTCCTGCTTCAGGAACAGCGTTTAGCTTTACGCTTGTTGTTACTCAGCATTCTACTGCTGTCACTATTACTTGGCCTAACACAGTAGATTGGGCGGGAGGAAGTGCGCCAGCCGCAGCTAGTGACGATGAAGTACAAGCATACGGATTTTTAACAAGAGATGGTGGAACAACTTACTATGGTTTCTTAGGAGGAACTGCTATTGGGTAAGTCATTTGATAAAGTATTGATGGGCGCTGCTGGAGGCACTGAGGAACCAGATGCTAATTTTAAAGACGTAGAATTTTTAGCTCACTTTGAAGGAGCTAACAACGGCGTTAACAATGCCTTCGATGATTCGTCTGCTAGTAACCATACGATAACTGCTATTGGTGACGTTACTCAAGGTTCTTTTAGCCCTTATTCGCCAGCATACGGAGTTCAGGCAGTTAACGGGGTACAACAATCCAGAAAATTTGCACTAACTACTATCGCTAATGCTTACGGAGCTTGGACAGTTGAGTGGTGGTTTAAAGCTGACGTTGCTTCTGTTGACTGGCAACAAATGGTTACAGAGTGGGACAATGGAACTGTAGCCCAACAATGTTGGGAAGTATTTGTTAGTGGTGGTTTTATCAGAACTTATGTTAGGGATTCTGGGAGTAACAGCTACAGTTCAGACCTTTCAGGTGTTTCTGCCGCAGCGGTAACTAGCGGAAAATGGCATTACCTCTCTGTTGCTGACGATGGCAGTAACTTTAGGGTTCATTTAGACGGAGCATTAATTCAAAAAGATTCAAGAGTGCCTCAGTCTGGAAGCACTAATCGATTTATGATTGGCTTTGAGCAAGCAGCGACTACGTTTGCCGGTACTCTTGCTGATGTCAAAGTGTCAGATGTTTCAAGATATACTGACTCAACCTACGCAGTTCCTACAGTCGTAGGAGGCTTAGTCGATTCGGATACGCTGTTGCTAGTAGGCGGTAATAATGCAAGAGATTTGACAGGCAACTATGCTACTGGTGCTACAGTACTTTACCCTGTCGTGCCTACTTCTCAGATTGGAAGGGTTGAAGCGTATGACCCAGCCGTAGATGGAGCGAGTGGTTTTTTTGACGGCAGCGGTGATGCGTTATCAACCCCTACTTCATCAGACCTTGCATTCGGCACAGGCAATTTTACTCTTGAGTTTTGGGTTTATCAACTCGAAGTCAAAAACTATACAATTTATTGGGACTATCGTAGTCAGAACACTCAAAATACTTTATATATGTATCAATACGGAAGCGGTGTAATTGATTTGTACATTGCTGGGACTAGTCATACTTTTACGCCACCCGGCATGGCGGGCAAATGGTCGCACATAGCAATTTCAAGAAGCAGCAGCACAACAAAACTATTTGTAGACGGCGCTCAATATTTGTCTTTTTCGGACTCTACTGACTATAATGCTGGAGGCGACACATTTTATATAAGTCGCTATTTTTATAATGATGCTTATCACGTAAACGGTTATATTAGTGACTTCCGTATAGTCAAAGGCACAGCAGTTTATACCTCTGCGTTTACCCCACCAACAGCCCCGCTACCAGCAATTACCAATACCAAGCTCTTACTCAACATGGCTGACGCACAAGCCTTTGATAGCACAGGAAAAAATAATTTAATTTTAGTAGCTAATGCTAATACCAGCACCGACCAAGCTAAGTCTGGCGATACTTCGTTACACGTAGACGGTACTGGGGATCTTATCTACACCGGGGAAGGAGATGCTTTTGCTTTTGGTAACGGTGACTTTACAATTGAATTTTGGTATTACGGGGATGCTACACAAGATGATTATTTATTTGATATGCGCCTTTCGGGTGATAATGAAGCAAGGGTAGCTGTTTATTTTAACGCTAATGCTAAGTTGAGTTACTTTGTAACTAACGCAACAAGAATTACTACTACTACAGCTCTATCTGCTAACACTTGGACGCACATCGCTTTAGTTCGTAGTTCTGCGGTGACACGATTTTATTTTAACGGAAATCAAGACAACCAATCTTTTAGTGACTCTATAGTTATGCTCGCTGCTCCAATAAGAATAGGACGTAAATATGCAGATGCTCAGTATGTGACTGGATATTTTGATGACTTCCGCATTTCTAAAGTGGCCCGTTATACTGGCAACTTTAGCGCCCCAACAAAACAATTACCTGACACAGGCCCATAATCATGAAAATAGCAATTTTAGACGGAGACACGATAGGTAACATTGCAGACTGCAAATCTTTGTTCCCTAACACTTCCTTTCCAAAAAGCGGCCCTAGCGCAGAGTGGCTAACATCAAACTCAGCAGCAGAAGTTGTGACTTTTTTAGCTTTTAATGTAGCTACGCAAAAGAACGAAAGCGTTACGCCTTATTTATCAGACGGTAAAGTCTACACCCATCGAGTTTCTAACATGACCAATGCAGAAAAAGCAGCGGTGGTGACAGCAACTACTGCACGAATAGCAGCAAGCAACAGAGCAACAAGAGATGTTTTGTTAGCTCAAAGTGATTGGATGGTTATCAAGTCTCAAGAGACTGACACAACATTAAACTCTGATTGGGCTACTTATCGACAAGCATTAAGAAACATTACAGCGCATTCAAACTGGCCTAATTTAGAAAGTGCTGATCCCGGTGGCGATAGTGCTGGTGATTGGCCCGCTGCGCCTAGCTAACTTTAAATGCAAAATTTAGACATCTTCATAAGTCTTGCGCCTTTTATTATTGGTTTTATAACGTTAGTAATTGTTTTAGCAAAGATGCATGCAGATTTAGAAACAATTAAAGAAAAACTCAAAGTTCTTTTTGAACTGTGGAATAACAGAAACAATTAAACTACCGGAGAGCTTTGAACAATGACCGAAGAAAGTAAACAAGTAATAGACGTTGTTGCAGCCTCTACAGGCTTTATGTCTCTGGCGGCTTGGTTGCCACCTTTAGCAAGTTTATTCACGATTGTGTGGTTAGGCATTAGAATTTATGAAACAGAAACAATGAAGAAACTTATTAATCGGAAGCAAAAATAATGAGTAAAAAAAATAACAGAAAGAATAAAGCTTTAAAAGTTTTGCAACAGAATAGAAAGAAAGCTTACTTAGGCGGCTTTAATGTTTCTTCATCAATGATAGATGACGCAAGAAAAAAAGCAGCAGAAATTCAAGCGTCTAAAAAACCTCAATCTACTTCAACACCGACACAATCAGCGGCACAACAAAGAAGTGTAGCAGAAAAAAAAGCAGCTACTGCTTATAGCGCAGAAAGTAAAACAGACTCTAGAGTTGTTCCTAATCTAAGCAACAACACATTTAGTTTTAATGGCATGTCCGGTTTTTCACAAGCCGGAATAGACCAGATGAGAAGAGAAACAGACAACAATCCAAGAGGAGGTTTCCTACCTCCAGTACCAGCACCAGTAGCTGTACCTGCATCTAAACCCGCAGTTACACCCAAAGAAAGATTTGAACCAACGCCGGTTAATATTCAAGCATCGAATGTTGCACGACGAGCCGGCTCTGTATCAACGCCGTTTGGAAATTTTGACTTTAGCGGTGTAGGTGGCGGTACTCAGGCTCAACAAAACCCTAACCCTAGTCCTGACAGCGAGTTCGGCGCCAACGCTAAGCGGCGTTCGACTGGCCGCCAAGCATTACCGGGGCTTACTTCTGCTTCCCGCGCTAAAAACGAGGGTATATCACAGATAATGGCAAGAGCGCAAGATGACGCTCAAGCACAGGCACAACCACAAACAGCTCCTCCACCCGCATCTGCATCTGCACCTCCACCTGCTACACAAACTGTGCAAACAGAGTTTGGGCCTGTTGAAATTCCAATTTCGGTTTTACAATCTAATCAACCGACTAAACTTCCTGAACCAGAGCTGCCTCCAAATACGCGCTATGATGGCAAAGAGTTTAGTGACTCTGCTTTAAAAACTTTTATGGATGCCGGTGCAGATAAAGACGGTAACATGGTTATTTCTAAAGACGAGTGGCTTGGTTGGATGGTAGGAAAAGGCCCAACTCCGGGTTATGAAAAAGAATATGAAGCTAAACTTAAAGGAGCTATTGAAGCTGGAGGTCTTACAGATGCTACTCTTGCCGGAGCTAATAAGCGACTAGGTATTGAGCCTCCTCCCGTTAACAATTCGGGACTTTCAGGCGAAATGGTTACAATATCGACAGGAGAGTTTGGCGATATACAAATACCAGCAGAGTTTGCAAATAGTGGAGCTGGTCTTTCAACAGAACAAATAGCAGAAATAACTAGACAACAAAATTTAAATCCCGGAACTATGCTGCCTACTCCACCAGTAAGTACTAACCCTGTACCTCCGGGTACACCACCTCCACCGGGACAAGAAGATACACGCCCGTTTGAGCGTGGCCCAATAAACATAGAAAGAAAAAGACCTGATCCTGTAGACTTAGATGACTCTAAGTTAGTAATGGAGTCTGATCCAATAATAGATGCTACATATGATGATATTGGAAGAGCGCAAAGAGTGTTATCACAAGCTTGGCGTACTCCACAAGAAAGACTTGCAGCTAAAAATTTATTAGAAAAATCTAATATTACTGTGTCAGATAATGTGCAAGAACTTGACGATGCTAAAGCTGTCACAACTAGCGGAGTCTCAGCACCTACGTTTGATTCTCTAGTAGAAGGCACTGCTACAGAAGCAGACGCGCCAGAAAACCTTACTGCTAATACATATGAAGGTGAAGTTGCTCGAAATCTTGCAGCAACAGACGCATCTCAAGGTACAGTTGGGCCTGACTCAACAGCAAGCCCCGACGAAATTAGGGCGCTTACAGAAAGAGCTATTGCAACAAGCCGGGACGCTGTTCAAGAAGCCGCTGCAAAGCAACTAGATCCGGGAGACTTAACAGCTTCTCCAATATCTTATGTAAGTAAAGTAACAGGAGAAAAAATTAAGATTTCACCAACCCCTGAAGCTGAAGCAGCAACACGGGAGTTAATTACAGGCACAAAAGCTGACGATAAACAAGCAGCAGAAATTATAGACAAAGTAGGTTTTGAAGCAGCAGAACGCAGGACAGTTACAGGCACAGCGGCTAAAGACGCAGCAGGAAGAATGCTTGTAGTTATAGGCGATCTTCCAGATGATATTGCAGCAACCGTAGTAGAAGACCCCGCAAAAGTTACAGCTCAGTTAGACTCACAGCCCGTCGAAATAAGAGAAGCTATAGCTTCTTTACCAACTGAAGCTCTCGTATCTACGCAAATGGAAAACTTACTAGCTGGTATGGATGAAGGTAAGACTCCTGTCTGGGCAAGACCTGCTGTAGCACAAGTTAATGATATGCTGGCAAGGAGAGGCTTATCAGCTTCGACAGTAGGCAGAGATGCTTTGTTTAATGCAATCATTCAAACCGCAATGCCTATGGCTCAAAGCAATGCTCAAGCATTACAATCTCGTTCTTCTCAAAATCTAAGCAATCAACAACAAGCTAGAATGGCTGAGTCAACGCAAAGAATGCAAGTAAGGATGGCTAATTTAAGTAGCGAAAACACTGCTGAATCTCAGTCAGCGCAGATGGCTCAGCAAATGAAGACCATGCAGAGCCAGTTCGGTCAAGATGCTGTTATGACAAGCGAACAAATGCAACAACAAGTACGCACTCAGAACTTATCAAACCGTCAGCAAGCGGCACAGATAGACGCTCAAAATGCCCAAGCTATAAGATCTCAGAACTTAGGCAACGAGCAACAAATAGAACTAGCAGACTTGCAGTACTTAAATGCTACTGAAGCCGACAAGATGTCAGCAGTTCAACAGGAACGAATGGCTGAAATGCAAGTAGCCGCAGATTTTCTTTCTAAAAATGCTGGCTTCACACAACAAATGGACTTAGCTAATCTTGGCAATGACCAGCAAATGCGTCTTGCTAATCTTAGTTCTCAGAATCAACAAGCTTCAGAGAAAATGAGTGCTGACCAGCAAACAGAGCTTGCAAATCTCAATACTCTAATGCAAACAAACTTAACTCAAGGTCAAATTGCACAGTCAATGGGCGTTGCACAGCTTAATGTAGATCAACAACGTGCAGTAACTAACGCTACGATGAACGCAAACCTTGATCTAACTAGGTTTAGTGCAGATCAACAGGTAGCCGTTGCTAACAGTAAGTTTATGCAGTCAATGACAATGACGGACTTTAATGCTGAACAACAAACAGTAATGCAGAATGCTACAAGTCTGGCCTCAATGGATATGGCAGCAGTAGACCAACGTACAAAAGTATCTATTACGAATGCTCAAAGTTTCTTAGGTATGGATATGGCTAATCTTAGTAACCGCCAACAAGGTGTTATTCTTGATCAGCAGATGTCCCAACAAAGAATTCTTTCTGATCAAGCTTCTGCTAACGCTTCAAAGCAGTTTAATGCTACGTCTGCAAACCAAACAGATCAATTCAACAACAGCATGGCAGCACAGATGGAACAGTTTAATGCCTCTCAATCAAATGCAATGGAACAGTTTAATGCTAACTCAGCAAACAAAAGAGCCTCAGAAAAAGCAGGAATGGCTTTTCAAGCCTCTCAAATTACAGAACAAATGAACATAGATGTTGCTAAGTTTAACGAACAAACAGACTTACAACGCGACCAATGGAATGCAGCAAATGCCCAAGCAGTCGAACAGTCTAATGCTCAGTGGCGCAGAGCGGCTAACACCGCTGAAAGCGCAGCAACTAACGAAGCTAACAGGCAGAATGTTCAGAATGCTTTTGGTATAACCTCTTCTGAGCAAGCACAGCTATGGCAACAAGAAAGGGATGAAGCTAGTTATATAAGAGCAGCTTACGAAAGCAATGCAGGTAGAAAAGCTACTATGATTGCCGCCGCAATAAGTAACGAAGCAGCTAACTATAAGGGTAGAGGAGCTACAAACAAAGGTCTTTTTGACATGGTTGACAAGCTTTTTCCCGAACCAACAACTTAAAGGAATAATATATATGAGTCTTTTTAAAGGTGTTAGAAAAGTATTTAAAAAAATAGGCCGCGCAGTTAAAAAGCAGTTTAAAAGAGTTATGAAACTTGTGAATAAAGCCGGAGTTCTTGGTCAGATAGCTATGATGTTTATCTTGCCCGGAGTAGGGGGTGCGCTTATGAAAGGATTAACTGGAGCCTTCAAAGGTCTTGTGGGCGCAACAGTGGAAGGAGTTGCTGCGTCTGCTGTTACGTCCCAAGCTGCTGTAACAGCAGGAACCGCTGCAACTAACGCCGTAGGAACTGGAACTGCTACTGCAACACAGACAGCAGCTATTAAAGCAGGAGACATAGCTACTAAAAGTTTAGCTAAGCAAGTAGGTAAAGGTATATTAAAGAAAAGCGCAGAAGGTGTTTTTACTGCAACCCGTGGTACTGGGCTTTTAGGTAGCAGCAGTGCGCTTGCTAATGGAGTTGGTACTGTGCTTAAAGCCGCCGGAAACTTTGTTAAGGTTGGAGCTAAAGCTTTCTCAACTGTCACTGAAGGCATTAGTTCTTTTATAGGCGAGTTTGGAAAAACCGCTCTAAATAAAATCCCCGGCATTAACATTGGAACTGCTGCTCCTGATTTTGCTACTGCATGGAGCAATGTGCAAAACAATGTAATGACAAACGCTTCAGAGACTTTAAAGGCTTTCAATACTTCAATCGGCTATACGCCACCGACTACAGGTGGACTAGCAAATTATAAACCTACAGCAAGAATTTCTAATAACTCACTAATGCAAGCAAGGAATGCACCTATTTCTTCTGCTCCTACTAACATGAGTCCTAATGTTACGCCTACTTCAAGCCCTGTTCAATCTCCCGATCTTCTAGAAGGAGCTAGGGCATCAACAGATCTTGTAAATCAAACAATAGAGACTGCAAAGCCCCCGTTGCCTAAAGCATCAGAAGGTGTAGAGTTTTATGAAAACTTAAAAACAGCAGACAATAGTTTATTAACAAAACGCCCATCTCCGCTTAGACCAGTATCTACATCAGCAGAATCTATGAGACTTCCCGGAGCAGATGGAGCAGATTTTCAAAGTGCTATGGAGCAAACAGCTAACGCCGGATTACCTAAACCACCAACTACTAACTTCGTTGCAACAACGCCGCCGCCGGTAGCAGCAACAGATCCAAGTTATTTTGATATTCTTAGATCTAAAGCAACGGACGCATTAAAAGAATTTTCACCTAGTAGTTTACTGGAAAGAGTGCAGGAAATACCCGGACAATTTCTTGATAATCTTGGTAACACAATTACTAAGCTTCCTCAAACAGCACTATCCGCAAGTTTAAATAAACCACGTGCCGGTTACAATGTGTCAACTCAAGTAGTTGGAGCGCCAATGCCAGTTGCTGAGGTAGCGTCATTACAACCTTCCACTGGCGGCACACCAGCGCAAGCTTTGGAGTACTATCAAGGTCTTCAACGCTCTGGCACTGGTAGCTACGGTTTTGCCAGCAACGATGGTTACAACCAATTCATGAAAAAATTCGCATAACAGGGTAAAACTAAATGAACGAAGAAGAGTTTGAAGAGTTTCAAAGCGGAATGGGTCGCCCAATCGCAGGTCAGTCACTAACAAATGATCCCGGTAACCCAGCCCCTTTTGAAAAAGCACCTGAGTTTACAGAGCTAGATTCTGCTTCCTTATACATCTGGGAAACAATAACAGACCCTGAGATATATGCACCAGCAATGGAAGCACTTTCTGACGGTCAGCCTATTATGGACTTAGTTCAGTTAGTTTTAAAATCAGAGTTTCAAAAAGGTATGTTTAACCCTGATTTAATGGTGATGCTTATTGAGCCAACGGTTTATATGTTTATGGCACTTGCTGAGCGTCAAGACATTGATGATCTAGTTATCTATAGAGGTGAAGAAGAAGACGAAGAAGCAGAAGAAAAAATCTTAGGCGTAACTTTTGAAGAAGAAAAAATAAAAGAAATGAAAGAAGCCGCTCAGTCTGGAAAAGTTCCAGCAGGTATCTTATCTTCAAAGATGAAAGAAGACCTTCTAGACTTACCTGACTTACCTGCGCCTCCAGAAGGAGATCCCGTACCAGTTCCAGTCCAAGAACAGCCTAGCCTTATGGCAGCACCACAAGAAGGAATATAAATTATGGTTGCTATTACAACAACTAACGAAGAAAGCTCAGAAGATTTTGGTGGAAGACTTTTTGAACAAATCAAAGTTGATAACCGCGCAAAAGAAAAAGCGTTTCGTAAAAGAGAAAAAAGAGAAGCTCGGCAAAAACAAATTATGGAACTCAGTACCAGAGTAGGTATGGGCCTTGGCGATGCGTATTTTCAAAACAAAACAAACGATTTTTTAAATACCGAAGAAATGGTAGGTAAAACTTTAAGAATGAGGACTGCTTATAATACGGCTAGTCAAACTGAAAGTGAAGAAAAAAAAG